ACAGGTTTGGCTTTCACTCTCACCACGAAATCCCTCCTCCGAAGCACTGCTTCAGGGTTGTTCATTTCTCGTAGATCAGGATCTGCCAAATTTGAGGTAATAAAGATGAGTCATAAGTATGGAACTGGGAGAATTCCATCTGCTATACTTGACAAGGAGAAGATTCGTCGAGTCTTTGGTACTGAGAAATTGCTTCACACTGACATATACTTATTCCAATTGGAAAATAACATGAATCATGATCCGATGTCCGCGTGGATATCGTATGAAGAATTATGTGAAATTCTATTGGATGCGTATGTGCAAAATGTGAGGCAAGGTACTCGGTACATTGATGAGATGAAGATTCGTGCTCGGGAGAACATCCTGGCACAGATGGGAGATTATGAGCGGATAAGTTGTGAGAGACAGCTTATTACGCGTTTCCAAAGTCCGTTTAGTCGGATTCAGGCATTGGGATTCCTTTCACAAGTTGATGCTTTGTTGGATGAGGATGGTGAAACACCAAATTCAGCAAAGCTGAGGCGAATGAAAGGAATTCTAATGACTAGTCTGGCTATGACGGATGGTCTGCCAAGTGATGCTCTCAATCTTGAGTGTGTTAAGTGTCAGGCTGCTAGTTTTGTTACTCGGAGTTGGCATAAACTCAAGCAGTGGTATAACAACGAAACTTGCCCACATCAAACTATTGGAACGTGTGAGGATCTGATCAATGGAGTTAAGTCTTATGCAAGTAAGACTTTATCCTTTGTGAAGAGAAATGCAACTTCAATAGTTGTGGGTGCCGTTGTTGGATCGCTGTCTGTGTGGATGTTGACAAGGAGTGATAAGAAAGAAGTAGAAGTAACACCTGTGGAAAGGATTGTTGAAGCTCAGTCTATGTATGAGAGAGATGGTCCCCGTATGACAAAAGTGATCAGTAAGAGGTTCAAGACTCGAAGTAGAAAATTGCATGCTGAATATGGGAAAAATATTGAGGATGCATTGAGTAAACTTTTGAAGAAGAACCAATTTTTGGTCACTTGCGAACGGACAAACAAGTCTGTGAATGCTCTTTTCCTTGTTGGGAAGACTTGCCTATTGCCATTGCATTTTCTAGAACATCTTGAAAATGGTGAAAAGGTTGTGTTTTCCAATAAGGAAGTTGGAGTTTTTGCAGAAATGTTTGATGAGGATAATGTGTGTGCTATGGAGGAAACGGATATTGCAGTATACTCAATTGCTTCTCGTCTATTGCCAAGTCGTCCTGATGTGCGAATGTTATTCGTACTTGAGAATGAGTTGACAAAGACGAGGAGAGGAGAGTTTGTGCTGCAACACGTTGGAATCAATACCACACGTATTCAAGCCCGTGGTTTGGCACTTGAGGAGATCTTTGATCCAGAAGATCAACCATTAACATATCATGTGCCTGGTGGAGCAAAAGACATAAAACTTGTGAAAGGGCATGTTTATTTTGCAACAACACGAGAAGGCCAGTGTGGATCCCCTGTCATATGTGCAAATGAAGGCATTAATGGTTGCATTGTAGGAATACATGTAGCTGGTACTGCCGGAGGCACAAATGACATGGGATTTTCAGCACTGGTCACTCGTGAAGTTGTGTATGAATTATGCAATGTAACAAGTGAGTTGGAAGCTCCAGATGTCACTATACCATTGAGTGAAGTATGTACGCCAAGGTGTCAAATGGGAGAAGTTCCGTATGAACATATTGGTGTATTGAATCAATCATGGATGATGACAGGTATGGTGAAAACTATGCTTCGTGAATCACCAATTCATGATATGGTGACTGTGCACAAGACTGCTCCGGCTCGTCTTAAACCTTTGGTGGTGAATGGAAAACGAATATCACCTATGGTTGAAGGATTAGCTGGAGCTTTTGATGCAAACACTCCAATGGATAATGTCTTGTTGGCTGAATGCACACGATGTGTTGCTGAGATGATTGCAACTCATATTAAGGATGAAGATCTAGGTGTGCTAACAGAGGATGAGGCAGTGAATGGAATTCCTGGGGAAGAATTTGTTGATGCTCTCAACATGGGTTCTTCTCCTGGATTTCCGTTGTCAAAGTTGTCTCCAGGATCTGGAAAGAGACATTTGTTTGAAGGAGAACTACCTAATGCACAGGTGGGAAATGGCTTATTGAGAACTGAATTGAGTAAAATTGATTCGGCTCTTGATAAACACCAAATCCCTGAGGTGTATTTTGTATGTACTCTGAAAGATGAACGTCGATCTCTTGAGAAAGTGGCAACAGGAAAGACGCGGGTGTTTGCAGCTTCAAATGTGGCCCATGTGATTAGATTTCGGCAGTATTTCTTACGTTTTGCTGCTGCATTTATGAAACATCGGCGACAGTTGGAGCATGCAATTGGAATTGATGTATATTCCTTGGAATGGGAAATGCTTCTGTCTTCTATGAAGGTTCATGGCTCAAAGTGGATGGCACTTGACTTCAAGTCTTTTGACAAGACCATATCTAGTCAGATGATGTGGTCTGTGTTTTCAGTCGTGAAGAAGGTGTATGAAATTTTGGGTCTTGAGTGTTCGTATAAGATGGAGGCATTGTTTGCTTGTGTTGCTGAACCTCGTTATATTATATATAATGATGTTTGGCAGATGAGTAGAACACACCCATCTGGGGAACCCATGACAGCAATTCTGAATTCTATATTGGTTTCTGTACTCTATCGCTATTGCTTCACGCAAGTGGCGAGAAGAGAGGATCCGTTGATGGCGAGTCCTGAGCAGATGAAACGTTGTGTTTCTTTGTGCTCGTACGGGGATGACAATATAGCAACTGTGCATCCAAAAGTCTCTTGGTTCAATCAGCTGTCTCTTGCAGAAGAAATGGCTAAGATTGGAATGAGAATGACTCCAGCACAGAAGAATGCGGTCATGGGTATTTATGAAGATCAAGGAAATGTGACTTTCTTGCAGAGAAGGTGGCAATGGTCTGAAAAGCATGGTGTGCATGTACCACTTCGTGACGTTGATGATGTCGTGGAGATGGTGAATTGGGTGAGAACAGGTAATGACCCAGTGGAACAGGTGTGTTTGAATGTGGATGATGCTTTGTATGAATTGCATTTTCATGGAGTGCAAGTATACAATTATTGGCGCAATAAATTTGATGTTGCTTTGAGTATTGTGGGGATTAAGCATATGGCATTGTCGTATGCTGAGCAACTGCGTGTGTGGAATGTCAGATATAGAGTGTAAATATTTTGTATGTTTGTCAGTCTAATAGGCTGTATGAAAACTCGTGTAGTATGAGAGGTGATACTAACCTGTGTGCGTGACGTGTACACTTGTATTATAGTCAAACTGCTGTAGAGAGAGCCTGGGTTAATCTGCAGTATGCAAGCTACAACAGGTTTCAATGTGACGAATGGCTGAAATAAATGATAAAATTGTTGTG